GGCCGCGCTGAACCCCCCGCCCCCCATTGATAGTGATGAGCGGCGCACTGCAACGGCCCGCAACACCACAACCGCCACCTGCGTTGCAACAGCCCCACCGGCAAAAGGTACTCCCCCCATCTTGGCTGTGTCGGGTAATTCGCACCCCGACATTCCGCTAGAGCGCCACCCCGCCACATAGGCAACAAACCCTCAAAACGCAACATGAAAAATTACAACGACGTGCTAACGCAGCTTCAGTTGGCTGGGCTGCTGGTGGATTTTTTGGACATTGACGGCAAAGTCAAACGCTGCGCGGTCAACGGCTCGAAAGAGCGCAAGGGCTGGTATTTGCTGCACTTGTGGCGCACCAGTCAGGGCGACGAGTACGTTGTGGGCAGCTACGGTATCTGGAGTGGCAACAGCAATAACGCCATCAAGGTAGATATTGCCAAAGATGTGGTGCTAGATGCCAGCGAACGGGCGGCGCTGAAGGCGCGACTGGCCGAAGACCGCAAACGGGCAGTGGCCCAACGTGCCGAACAAGCCCAGCGCGCGGCATACCGGGCAGCCAATGTGTGGGCCAAAGGACTTAAAACCCCGCCAAGTGATGCGCTGACCGACTATTTAACCCGCAAAAATGTAGCAGCGTATGGCCTGCGGTACTCGACCAGCGGTGCGCTGATGGTTCCACTGATGGACGGTGCAGGGGCCATCAAGGGGTTGCAATTTATCCTGCCCAGCCACCATGAGCGGTTGAAGAAAACCCACCGGGACAAGGAATACTGGCCGAAAGGACTGCAAAAACAGGGCCACTGGTTCCAAATTGGCAGTGTGTACGCGGGTGGCGTGTGCCTGCTGGCCGAAGGGTATGCCACTGGTGCTACTTTGCACGCAGCCACTGGATTGCCGGTAGCGGTGGCATTTGATGCCGGAAATCTGCTGCCGGTGGCGTTGGCGCTCAAAAAAGCGCACAAAGTGCAGCGGATTTTGGTGTGTGCAGACGATGATTACCTGCAAAAGTGCCCCCACTGCGGCCAAAGAACGGCTGTGGCAACACCAGAATGCACCCATTGCGGCAAAACACACGGCCAAGAGAATCCCGGATGCAAGGCAGCCAGCACGGCGGCAATGGCAGTGGCCGGGGCATGGGTTGCGCCGGTGTTTCCCGGTGATCGTGGTGGTAAAAAGCTGACCGACTTCAACGATCTGCAAGCATTCCCGCAGGGTGGTTTGGCATTGGTGCGCGCCCAAGTCGAAATGCGAATGGCCGCAGAGGGCTGGACGGCGGCATCCAGCACAGCGCGCCTACTCTCTACGCTGGGGGGCGGGGAGGGGTTGGGCAGCACAGCCATGTTGTCCCGCATCAGCATTGACGATGCGGCGATCCGCTATGTCGGAACCTACGGCATGGGCGGCAAAGTGCTGTTTGACACCGAAGAGCGCCGCCTGATTGCCAAAGACGATGCCATGAACCTGCTGCCCAGCCACGGTTGGGACTCGCTCAAAAACCATCCCCAGTGGCGCGTGGTACGTGACCACGAAATCGGCTTTGACCCGACCGAATGTGACCCCAGCGTCAAATGCAATATGTGGGGTGGTTGGCCGACACAGCCCAAAGAGGGCAAATGCACGGTACTGCTGGATTTGCTGGGATACTTGTGCGGCACAGAGCCTGAAGCGCCCAAGGTGTACGAGTGGCTACTGAAGTGGCTGGCCTACCCGATACAGCATCCGGGGGCCAAAATGCACAGTGCCATCGTGGTGCATGGCCCCCAAGGGACGGGTAAGAGCCGGTTTTTTGAAGCGTATTCCAAGATTTTTGGCGTTTATGGCCGGATATTGGGGCAAGAGGCGCTGGAAGACAAGTTCAATGCCGATTGGGCCGAAAAAAAGCTGTTTATCCTGGCCGATGAAGTGCTAGCCCGGCAGGATATGTTCCACATCAAAAACCGGCTCAAGGGCTTGATTACCTGCGACACCATCCGCGTCAATCCGAAAAACATTGCCGCGCACAACGAAAAAAACCAGATGAACATCGTGTTTTTGTCCAATGAGCGGATGCCGTTGGTACTAGAAAACGATGATCGCCGCCATTGTGTTATTTGGGTTCCCCCCAAACTGAGCGAAGAATTCTTTGCCGACGTGGATGCTGAGATTGACACGGGTGGCGTGGAGGCCCTGCACCACTATTTGCTGAACCTGCCGCTGGACGGCTTCAAGCCGTGGACAAAGCCGCCCATGACACGGGCTAAAAACGACCTGATTCAGCAAAGTTTGAGTAGCGAGGAGCGATTCTTAGCCGATTGGATGGCATTGGAGGTGGATAGTCCCAGTGGAGAACCGCTGCCATTCATACCCTGCCTTGGCAGCGACTTGTACCGCGCTTACGTCAGGTGGTGCAATGGCCAAGGGGAGCGCCCCCGGCGTCAACAAGACGTAATTGGTTTGGCGGGTAAATTAGATGGCTGGCGGGCAGGGATGGCTGTTTCTACATGGGCCTCACTGAACGATACCACCATCAAAAGTAGAAAAATGGTGATTCCAAGCGACGTAGACATGGCCAAATCGCTCAAAAACTGCAAGTCTGGCCACCAAGAAAAATACCTGCGCGAACGGTTTGCCGTAAAGTCTAAGTGGCTCACCGCTTGCTACTTTCAGTTTGAGAAGGCCGTTGGCCCTGCTGCGCAGTAACTACGCTTATTACGCCTCATACTACGCATGAAACTACGCTGCAACTCGTTGATTCTATTGGTTTACTACGCTTGTGACGCATCCCGCGCACCCGTACATGGGCGCAGGTGTTGCCGTACCCATAGCGGGTGTATCTCGCGCACATACGTGTTAATCCGTCACAACCGTCATATAAGTAATATCAATAGGTTAGGGATGTTTTATGCGTAGTTTGAAGCGTAGTTTCAGTGCCTTGAAGCGTCATAAGTCCCCAATCGGCGGATTTTGCCGGGGAAACCGTCCATGAACAAGCTCACACAGGCCGAATATGCCCGGCTGATCGGTGTCAATCGCTCCACGATAAGCCGCTATGTGGCCAATGGACGGATTACGGTCGATGACAACGGTTTGATTGACCCACAGGCGGCAAACCAGCAGCGTGAGGCCACGGAAAGCCCCATGCCGCACCACCAAGCGCGCAAGGCACAGTTCGCAGAGATTCTCCAAGCCCAAGCCGCAGAAACGCCTATGGCATCCGTTGCAGTGGCTGCAACAAGCCCGCAACACGGCCTGCCATTGGATGTAGATATGCCAAAAGCCAGCGAGGTGGGTGCGGCGCTGAAGATGCAAACCTACAAGCTCCAAAAAGCCAAGGCTGAACTGGCCAACATCGAAGTGGACAAGGCAGCCGGGGCGTTGGTTGAACGGGCAGAGGTAGATTTTGTGCTGGCGGACTTTGGCAACACCCTGCGCGGCTTGTTGGAAAACCTGCCCGACCGACTGAGTGGCCCGCTGGCTGCATTGCGAGGCGATGCTGCGGCCATCCACAAGGCGCTAGAGGAATCCATCCACGAACTGCTGGGCGAGTTTGCAGCGCGCATCCAGCACAAAGTGAAGGCATTAGAGCCGTGAGTACCCCCACAACCCGGCCACGGCGTAGCACGGCCCCCATTGCCCATGCCCGAGGCCATTTTTACGGCCTGCTGGCCCGCACGGTACGTCCCCGGCCTGTGACGATGGTGTCGGACTGGGCAGACAAGTACCGCATTCTGTCGAGCAAAGCATCCGGGGAGCCGGGGCAGTGGCGCACCAGCCGCACCCCGTACCTGCGCGAAATCATGGACTGCCTGAGCACCAGCAGCCCAGTGCAGCGGGTGGTGATGCAGTTTGGCGCTCAAATTGGCAAAACAGAGGCAGCCATGAACTGGATTGGCTACGTGATGCACCACGCACCGGCCCCGATGCTGGTGGTTGTGCCGACGCTGGAAGTGCGAAAACGCTGGGTCAGGCAGCGGCTTGACCCGATGTTGTCCGAAAGCCCTGTGATTCGTAGCCTGCTGGATGGCCGTCGCCAGCGTGACAGCGGCAACAGCGAAGACTTGAAAGACTTTCCCGGTGGGATGTTGGTAGTGGGGGGCGCAAATTCCCCAGCCTCACTGGCCTCCATGCCGATCCGGTACGTGGTGTGCGACGAGGTAGATCGTTTCCCGTGGGAAGTAGGGCAAGAGGGCGACCCACTGGGCCTGATTGATGAGCGTACCAAGTCCTTCCCCCGGCGCAAAATATTGCTGGTGTCCACGCCCACGGTCAAGGGATTGAGCCGGATTGAGGGCGAGTACGAGCGCAGCGATATGCGGCAGTACCACGTCCCCTGCCCACACTGTGGCCAGTACCAAGTGTTGCGCTGGAAGCACCCAGATGGGCGCTATGGCCTGACCTACCTGAAGGGGACGGATCGGGTGGTTTACGCCTGTGCCCACCCAGATTGTGGGGCGTACATTGATGAGCACCACAAAACGCACATGCTGGAGCATGGGAAATGGATGGCGCGCCACCCTGAGCGCCCGGTACGGGGCTACCAACTGAGTGGCCTGTATTCGCCCTTGGGCTTGGGCTTTACGTGGGCTGAATTGTGGGCCAAATGGCAGCACATCCACGGCGATACCGCTGCCCTGAAACGCTTTGTGAACACCACACTGGCCGAAACGTGGGAAGAGCAAAGCGAGGGCATTGAGGACATCGCGCTGATTGCACGGCGGGAAGTCTATCCCGACGTCTTGCCGGTACTGGCCCGCACTGCATGGGTGGACGTACAGGGCAACCGGTTGGAAATGAGCGTGGTCGATTGGGGCGAAGGCGAAGAATGTTGGCTACACGACCACATCATCATCCCCGGTGACACGGCACAGCAGGACGTGTGGGACACGCTGGCCGACGAAGTGGATGGAGCGAATATTGACGCGCTGGGCGTCGATTCGGGCTACAACGCCACCCAAGTGCATGCTTTTGTGGCGGGTAAGCGCTGGGCCTATGCCACCAAGGGCATTGACGGGATGCAGCGGCCCATTGTTCAAGATGCTGTCACGCGGGCACAGCGCCTGCGCAAACAAAAGCGCAGCCAAGTCTCGGTCGAGCCGGTGGGTGTGGACAACGCCAAGGCGCTGCTGTTTGCACGGCTCAAGCAAGACAAAAGCGGCCCCGGAACCATTCACTTCCCGCAAAAACCGGCCTTTGACGACGAGTATTTTGCCCAACTGACCGCAGAAAAGCTGGTGACCAAATACAAGGGCACTCGCCCAGTGCAGCAATGGGTGCAGACGCGCAAACGCAACGAAACGCTGGACTGTTTGGTGGGTAATTTAGCGGTACTGCGGATTGCCATTGACCTGAAATTAAGAGTGCAAAAGCAGAGCAAGAAGCCCGGCAGAAACCTCTTTGACCTTGCCTACGGAGGCTAAATTGAGCCGAAACCCCGAAAACAACGATTTAGTCTCTGTGCTGGAGCAGGAGGTACGGGCTACAGCCCGATCCTTTGGCGTCAGTGCAGCGGATGCCATGGCGGCATCGTTGATTGACCGGGTGCTGCTGCGTTTGGGCAGTGGCCGGGTGTACATCCCAAAGCGTGAAACCCTGCGCCGTAACCATGCCAGAGTGCAAATCAGGGCCAGCTTTACCGGAAACAACCTGCACCAGTTGGCAGCAGACTTTGGCATGAGTCCGCGCCATATCCGGCGGATTTTGGAAGCTTGATAACGCCCCTGCTAAAAAAACCAAAAATAGTGACACGTTTTGGCTTTAAATGTCCGAGTGAAGTGGGCAAAGTGCCCGCATGGGACTTTACAGCGACTACAGCACAGCCGAACTTCACACCGAACGAGCGACCTATCGTGCGGCACTTAAATCACGCCTGACCGACCCAGCACGGGTTTCTGGTCACGGGCGGGACATCACTTTTCAGCAAGGCAACATTGCTGAACTGCGCAGCGAACTGGCGGCAATCAATGCCGAATTGATGCGCCGCGAAGGTGGCGTTGCGCGCGGCCCCATCTACCTGATGGGCTGACACAGTGGGCGCACTGACTTCCCTGCTCTCGCGTGGTTGGAAATCGACCCGCACCTTGTTTGGCAGCCCCACTGGCGCACAAATGTCCTCGCACGATGCGGCGGGCAACAGCCTGCCATTGGCCAACTGGAACCCACTGGCCGCCAGTGCCGACGCAGACACCCTGCCCGACATTGATTCCATGATGGCGCGCTCGCGCGACCTGACGCGCAACAACGGCGTCATGGCCGGTGGTATCCAAACCTTGCGCGACAACATCGTCGGGGCAACCCTGCGCTTGAGCGCCACCCCCGACTACCGGCTACTGGGCTGGAGCCGCGAACAGGCCCGCGAGTGGGGCAACAACACCGAAGCCAAGTTTCGCAGTTGGTCCGACACCACCGAATGCGATGCCGCACGCACCTTGAATCTGCTGGGGCTGTCCCTGCAAGCCTTGGGCGGGGCCATGATGAATGGCGACACCGCTTGCGCCCCACTCTGGTTGCCCCGTGCCGACGCCCAGTGGAACACCCGCCTGATGATGCTGGAAGCCGACCGCATCAAAACCCCACTGGAACTGCGCCACCGCAATGACATCCGGGGAGGTATCGAGTTTGACGACTATGGCGCACCTGTCGCCTATTACGTGCTCAAACACCACCCCGGTGATGCACTGCTGCTGAACCTGATGCCCACGGCAGTGCAGGAATGGGAGCGCATCCCAGCCTATACAGACTGGGGCCGCCGCCGCTTTCTGCACCTGCACGACAAAGAGCGTACCGGGCAAAGTCGGGGCAAGCCCATTGTGGCCAGCGTGATGAAAGACTTTCATATGTCTGGCAAGTACGCCAGCAACGAATTGCAGGCCAGCTTGGCCAACTCGTTGATTGCTGCTTTTTTAGAGTCCGATTTAGACCCCGCCACCGCTGCCGAAGTATTCGGTACGGATACCAGCAGCGCATGGCATCAATTCATGGCTAAAAAGCCGACGGTACGCCAAATGGAAGGGGCAGCCATTTTGCCGCTGCCACCGGGGGCCAAGCTCAACAGTTTCTCGCCGGGCCGCCCCAATCCATCGTTTGAGGCATTCATGCTGGCATCGATGCGCAACATCGCAGCGGGCATGAATATGCCCTACGAGTTGCTGCTCAAAGACTTTTCTCGCACCAACTATTCCAGTGCGCGGGCCTCATTGCTGGAGGCATGGCGCTACTTCAACGGTCGCCGCCGTTGGATGACTGATTACTGGCTGCGCCCGATTTACGAACTGTGGCTGGAAGAGGCCGTGAACTGCGGCCAGATTGACGCGCCGGGCTTTTATGCCAACCGCTATGCCTTCACCCGTGCCCGCTTCATTTTTGGGGGCCGTGGCTGGGTCGATCCGGTCAAAGACGCCACTGCCGCCCAAATCCGCATTGCCGCTGGATTCTCGACGCTGGAACAAGAGTGCGCCGAGCAAGGACTTGACCACGAAGAAGTCATGGATCAGCGCGCCATTGAGCAAGAAATGCTGCGCGCCCGTGGCCTGCCGCTGGGCAGCACGGCCACCCCAGCGGCTGCGGCCCCTACTCCGGCCCCCATCGACAACGAGGACGGCGTGGATGACGACACCGTTCCAGAGGATGACCCCAAGGGCGATCCCAACGACACCCATAACGACGCCGCGCCATGAACTACCCCCACCTATCCGCCCGGATTTTTAACACCCCGCTGCTGATTCACCCGCAAAAACTCGACGCCATCATCGCGGGCTTGGGGCCGCGCCTGCTGGGTAATGCCCACGGCGCACAGCTTGACCGGATCGACCCCGCCCATGCCGCATTGCTGCCCGCAGAGATGTTCAGCACCAAGCGCGACAGCGGCCAGAGCGATGCGTATGCGGTATCGGATGGCGTGGCCGTCATTACCGTCTACGGTGCATTGGTACACCGCAGTCAATTCAATTTAGCCCAATCAACTTCCATTTTGGGATACGACCGCTTGGCCTTGCAGCTTGAGCAGGCCATGACCGACAGCGACATCCATGCGGTGGTACTGAGTTTTGACAGCCCCGGTGGCGAAGCCCAAGGCGCTTTTGAATTGGCCGACCGCATTGCCGCCCTGCGCGGTAAAAAACCGATGGTGGCAATGGCCGACGGCTTGGCCGCCAGCGCCGCCTATCTGGCTGCCGCCGCTGCTGACCAAATCGTCCTGACCGCCAGCGCCTATGTCGGCTCCATTGGTGTGGTGATGCGCCACGTCGATTTTTCTCAAGCCTTGAGCAATGACGGCATCAAAGTCACGCACATCTACGCCGGTGCGCACAAAGTCGATGGCAATCCCTGTGAACCGCTGTCCGATGCGGTACGCGCAGATATGCAGGCCGAGATCGATGGCCTGTACCAGATGTTTATTCAGTCGGTAGCCACTAATCGCGGCTTGGATGCCGAAGCCGTCCGCAAAACACAGGCGCAAATCTACCGGGGCGCTACGGCCCTGAACGTCCGCTTGGCCGATCGGCTGGGTACGACCGACCAAATCATCACCGAACTCGCGGCCCAACGGCCTCGGATTCATTCCGTCGGGCAGCCCGCCCGTGCCCAAGCCCCTTCAGGAGCCATTTCTATGACCATCCCCCACGGCAGTCCGCCCACTGCCCCAACCAGCGAAACAACGGCAACCACCGCCGCACCCCCCAGCACCGCCGACCTTGCTGCGGCCCGCGCTGAAGGAGCACAAGCCGAGCGCACCCGCATCACCAGCATCTTGGGCCATGAGCGCGCCAGCGCCCACATGGGTGTGGCAACGCAATGCGTCAGCAGTGGCCTGAGCATCGAACAAGCCACGGCCATTTTGGGCGCACTGCCTGGCGCCGCACCGGCCAGTGCAGCACCCGGCTCTTTCATGGCAGCGATGGCCGCCATGCCGAACCCCGCAGTCTCTGGTGTGGAGGCGGCAGCCAGTCCCACTGCGGGGAATTTGGACGCCAAAACCTTGGCTACACAGGCCATGCAATCGTTCTTTGGCACCACGGGAGCAAAACCATGACCGCATCTTTTAATACCGTCGGCATCTACACCCCAGATGCCCTGATTGCAGGCAATGCCCACCTGCTGGTGGCCCGCAAAGTCACTCTTTCGTCCGGGCAAAACCTGCCGCGTGGGGCCGTGATTGGCAAAACCACCGCCACGGATGAATACGTCCTGAGCACAGCGGCAGCGACCGATGGCAGCCAAGTCCCCGACCTGATTCTGGCCGAGGCCGGTAACGCCACTGAGGGCGACATTGATGTTCTGGCCTACGAGCGTGGTGATTTTCTGACCTGCGCCTTGACGCTGGGCACAGGCCACACCGTTGCCTCCATCAAAGAAGGCTTGCGCGCCAAGGGCATCACCTTGCTGCCTGCAATGGCCTGAGCCGCCCCTACCCACCGACCGCATTCAAGGAGTTTTCTCAATGGACCTTTACAACACCGCTGTGCTCAATTTGGTGGTGGCCCAACTGCCACCGCCTGCACCGTTCATTCTCAATTCATTTTTTCGCAACATCCAGACCGAAACCAGCGAAGACATCCATTTTGATGTCGATTCTGGCCGCCGCCGTTTGGCCCCATTTGTCTCGCCCATCGTGGCGGGCAAGGTAGTACTTGACCGGGGCTACACCACCAAATCGTTCAAACCGGCCTACATCAAAGACAAGCGGGTATTTGACGCCAATCGCCCATTCAAACGACTGGCCGGTGAGCGCATTGGCGGTGACATGGCCCCAGCGCAGCGGTTGCAAGCAGCCTTGGTGAGTTCGTTGAAAGACCAACTGGACATGCTGACCCGCCGCCAAGAGGTCATGGCCGTCGAAGCCTTGCGTACTGGCAAAGTAACTGTCGAAGGCGAGATGTACCCACGGGTGTTGGTCGATTTTGGCCGCCATGCCGACTTGACCAAAGCCCTTAAAACAACCGCCCGCTGGGGCGAGTCCGGTGTCGATCCGCTCAAAGACCTGCAAGACTGGTCCATGCTCGTCACCCAGCACAGCGGTGCGACCGCCAGCACGGTCGTGATGGATGTCAAGGCATGGGAGTTGTTCAGCAATTCCGAGAAGGTGCAAAAACTGCTGGATCGTTTTCGGGGCCAAGACCGTCTCAATGCCACGGTGTTGGGCGAAGGCGGGCGCTATATGGGCAGCATTGGCGACTTTGACATTTGGGTCTATGCAGGCTGGTATGAGCACCCAGAAACCGGCGACATGACCGCATTTTTGCCCGACTACACGGTCATGATTGCCAGCCCAGACTTGGAAGGAACCCGCGCTTACGGGGCCATCAAAGATGAGAAGGCCGGGTTTCAGGCGTTGCCGTTTTTCTCCAAATCGTGGATGGAGGAAGACCCGTCGGTGCGCTACTTGCTGCTGCAAAGCGCCCCCTTGATCGTGCCCTATCGGGTCAATGCCAGCTTCTGTGCCACGGTGCGCTGACCATGACCACACCCCATGCTTTTACGGCTTTGACAGCCCGTGTGAACAGTGCGGTGCTACAGCATTTGAGCAACACCAGTGCAACCTACCAAGGTGGTGCGCCCTTTGATGTGTTGTTTGACTGCGAAGCCGACGATGCGTTTGAGCGCGCGGTCGATGCCACGGCGCGCACCGTGCAGTTTGAAATCGCCAGCACCCCCGGATTGACCCAAGGCAGCGAGTTGGTCATAGATGGCATCACCTACGTGGTGTCCTCGGGCGTCCAACCCGATGCCAGCGGCTGGGTCAGTCTGACGGTGTACCCCAAGGGGGCTTAACCATGCTGACCTTGATGTCCACCATGAAGCCCCGCTTGCAAACCCTGCCTGCTCTGACGGGCTGGGCCGTGCGCTTTGGCAGCGATGCCGAAGACAAGCGCCCCGTACCGGCCATCAATCTGCGCTGCACCGGCGCTCAAGTCAAGGACAGTGGTACGCGGGCTATCGGTTTGGAGCCGATCTACACCCTGACCTTGGTTGTGCCCCGCAGCGATGCCGCTTTCGTCCAACTTGATGCCGCTGTCACTGCCGTGATTGCCAGTTTGCACAACTGGAGTCCAGGTGACGTTGCCGGGCAGTACTGGGGCCGCATGGCGCTACTGCAAGCCCGCGAACCTGAATTAACCAGCTCCGGTTTGGCTGGATTTGAGATGGCATTTAAAGCCGAAACCACCTGCCACGGCGCACCACAACCCTCTACTTACGCTTAAAACACCATGTCCATCCTCAATCAAACTTACAAGCCCTATATGGGCGTTGGCCCGGTCAGTGCCAAGATTTTTAACTCACCCGATTTGCATATGCCGGTCGGCAACGTCCTCAAACTGTCGCTGGAACACAAAGAAGAAGTCAAGCGCATGGACAACACGCAGACCATTGGCGGTGGCTCTTACACTGAAGTCCGCCGCGTCACCGAAGTGACGCTCAAAATGGAATTGGCCGACTTCAATGTGACCAATTTAGCCCGCTGCGTACTGGGCGATGCTGCCGTAGTGGGTGCTGGCACTGTGGCCGATTTCGGGGTAGTAGCCCAGTTGGGCGGCTTGATTCGGCTTGAGCACATCGACCCCACCGCCCTGACCCTGAAGATGGGGCCAGACAAAGCCACCGCGACTACTGTGAATGCGGCCAACAACTTTGTGGTGCGGCCTGAAGGCGTGTTGTTGCTGCCTGCGGCCCAGCAAATTACCGAAGCCAGTCAATTGTGGTTGTCTTACAACTACGGCGAATACGTTGCCATCGAAGCACTGATGGCAAAACCCGCCGAGCTATCGCTGGTGTTCGGTGGCTTGAATATCGCCGATAGCGGCAAGCCGATGGTGCTGGATATTTTCCGGGCCTCCCAAGGCATTACCAAGAGCTTGGCACTAATTGGCAACGATTTTGGCAAGTTGGACGTGGAGGGCACGTTGCTGATGGATTACACCAAAACCAGCATCGATGCCAGCCAGTTTTACCGGGCCAGCATGGTCTAACCACCACCCCTCTCTCCCCTAACCACTGCACACCGCACTGCCCCAACCGGGCGGTGGCGGGGCAGGTTTTCCTATCGTTTTTGAGTGATCGGTTTGAGCATGGCCAACGACAAACGTATCGAGATTGAAATTGCAGCCCACACCACGGGCGAGCCGGATATTCAGCGGTTGCTCAAACTGCTGCGCGATTCGGGCCAAGACGTAGCCCCATTTGAAGCAGCGGCCAAGCGGCTGGCGGTTGAAATGGACAAGTTAAAGAGCCAACAGGCACTGATTGACCAGTTCACCCGGCTCAAGAAATCCAGTGGTGATGCCGCCACGGCATTGGAGCAGGCCCAAGAAAAGGCCCAAGCCCTTGGCAAAGCATTTGCACAAACGGCAGAACCGACCAAAAGCCAAACGGCAGAGCTAGACCGGGCTAAAAAGGCTGTCCATGATGCCAAGCAAGCCTATGAAGAAATCACGGGGGCATTGCAAACCACCCGTTCCAAGATGCAAGAGGTGGGCATTGATTCAAAAAATCTGGCCCAACACCAGCGCGACGTCGATGCGGCAGTCAAACAAACCGCCAAGGAACTGGGCGAGTTAAAGACCGGCTGCGAAACAGCAGCGACCGCCAACAAAAAGCTGGCCGAATCAGAAAAAGCAATGGCGGATGCGATGGCCCTTGCGTCCAGCGAGGCCAAACAAAAGGCAGAAGCGGGCAAGCAAGCACTGGCGGCAGAACAATCCGAGATTAACCTGCAACGCCAACGGCTGAACCTCGACAAAGAAACCCAGCAGTCGGTTTTACGGTTAGCACAGGCCCGTGGGGACGAAGCCAAGGCGACGCAAGCATCCAACCAACTGCGCGAAATTGAGGTTCAAAAGCTCCAATTGCTGGCCCAAGAGAAACGCGCTGAAGCCACGGCGATTGCCACCAGTACGGCAGCCAAACGGGCCGAGTTGGCGGCTATCGGGCCACTGACCCAAGCGCAAATACTGGAGCTACAGGCGTCAGAAAACCTTGCCAAATCGCTGCGGGTGCAGGCGACCACCTCGGAAACGGCAGCGCAGAATATGCGCGCCTTGGGCCAAGCATCCGACAAGGCCAAGGCCCCGATGGAGGAAGTTGGTAAAAGTGTCGAAAAAATGGGCGCAGCACTGGATGCGGCCAAAGAAAAGTCGGCTTCCCTGTTGGATGGCATGAAGCTCAAGGCGACGGCGGTGGCTACAGCCATTGCCACGTATTTTGGAGTCAATGCGTTTATGGGCGCGGTGCGTGGGGCTGCCGATTTTGAAACGGCCATGAGCCGCATCAAGTCCGCTACCAATGCCAGTGCCGAAGAGATGGCAGCCTTCAAAGCTGCCGCTGAAAACGCAGGTGCAACCTCTAAATACTCGGCCACCGAAGCGGCGGGCGCGTTAGAGGAGTTGGCCAAAGCAGGTCTCAATAGCAAGGAGGCCATCGCCGCCTTGCCTGCGGCCATGAATTTAGCGCAGGCCGGTGATGTGTCGCTGGCACAGGCCAGTGCTCATTTAACCAGTGCCGTGTTTGGCATGGGCCTGCAATTTTCAGAAACCGGGCGCGTCGCTGACGTGCTGGCCAAAGCAGCCAACGAATCTAAAACCAACGTGAACGGATTGGCGGATGCGTTCTCGAAAGCAGCCCCAATATCACGCCAGTTGGGTGTGGGCATTGAGGGATTGGCCGCTATGGTCGGCCAATTCGTTTCGGCGGGCGTGGGCGCTAATGAGGTAGGCACGGCACTGACTAGCGTGATGGTGCAGTTTAGCGACCCCGCCAGTAAATTTCAGCAAGAACTGGCCGCGCTGGGCATTACCACCACCGACTTTGAAAAAGCCCTGCACCAGTTGGCGGCGACTGGTTCTAGCGGCGAGAAAGCAATACGTGCCGTGGGCGACTCTGGCCCCATCTTGCAAGCAGGTCTGTCGCGGGGAATGCCTGCATTGGACGCACTCAAGACTAGCTTGATGGGCGCAGAAGGGGCAGCCGCTGCCGCCGCTAAGGAGATGGACGACAACCTCAATGGCGCACTGGGCAAACTGTCGTCCGCATGGAAAACCGTCACGGTGGCACTGGGAACCCCTGTGCTACCCGTGCTGAAAAGCGGTGTCGATGAGCTGGCTGCTGCCATCAATGCTGCTGTCACCAATGGCACGATCACCCGATTTGGCGAAGCACTGGCAACAGCATTTCAGTCGGCGATTACGTGGGTGCGGGCGTTTGCCGCTGAAACCGATTTCAAAAAAACGGCTGCCGATTTGCAGGCGTTTGCCACCCGTGCAGGCGAGGTGTTTGACCAAATAGGCCAATACGCCACCAACGCAGGCAACATCGTCAAGTTGGTTTACGGCGTGATGTCCTCAGGAACCAATGCCGTACTGGCTGCGGTGTACGGCATTGGTGAAGCCTTTGCAGGCGTGGCCAGCAACATTCAATCGGGCCTTGCCTTGCTGTATGAAGGCATTGCAAAAATCACCTTTGGCGAAGTCTCCAAAGCCTATGCACAAGCCGCCGCTGAAATGAAGCTATCGGCAAAGGCGACATGGGAAGCATCCGAGAAGCTGGGTCAAAAAGCCAAAGAATCGTTCATTGCAATGGGCGATGGAGCGCAAACAGCGCGCGATGGCTTTGTGGGCTTGTCTGAGCAATCCCAGAAACTGGGCACTGCTGCCGCTGGCATTGCACCGGCTGCCAAAGCCGCAACCGATGCCATTGATGCCCTGCGCGAATCGGCTATTCAAGAGGGCGATGCGTGGCTTGCAGCTGCTGAACAACTGGAAGCAGCAAAGAAGGCCACGGACGAAAAAGCAGAATCGGACAAAGCTGCAAGAAAGGCCATTGAAGGGATGCGCGAAGAATACCGCGCCCTAATATCAAGTAGAGATTTAGATGGCGCAGGAAAGAAGCTGGGCGAGATCGAAAAAGCTCTGGCGGGCATTGGCAATGAGGCCAAAAAGTCCCCAGAAGAGGTGAAGAAGGCTGCCAAAGAAATCGAAAAAGCTTACATCGGACTGGGCGTTACCAGCGATACCGCACTTAAAAATATCGCCGAAGCCGCACGAGTCAATTACGAACTACTTAAAAAATCTGGTGTAGCTTCCGCGCGCGAACTGTCAGCGGCCTTTGCTTTCTACGCAGAAAAAGCCATTGCAGCCAACAATGGTGTGGCCAGTACAGCTATCAAAACTGAAGCGGCCATGCGTGGCTACAAAGTAGAGGTCGATGACACCGGCAAGGCCAGCCTGAAACTGGTGACTGCAACCGACGGATTAGCGGCATCGTTTGCCAAGGCTGGCGAGGCCATTAAAGCCAAAGCCGCTGCGGCCAAAGCCGAATCTGACCTGATGATTTCTGGGCTTGAGCTTCGCAGGTCTGAGCTGTCGTCATCCATTGCCATTGCCAAGGCCCACGGTGATGAAGAGAAGGTCACCAAGCTGACCATTGAGCAAAAGCGCATCGAAATTCAAATTATTCAAGCGATGGTCAAGGCGCAAATTGCCGAGGCCGAGGCCATCATTGCCGTGGCTGAGGCAAAGAAGTCTGAGCTTGCCGCATCCGGGAATTTGACCCCCGAAAAGCGGGCCGAACTGGATGCCACCATCAAGGCTGGGCAAGCCAAGATCAACGAGGCCAAAGCCCGTGGCGAATCGGTACGGGTGATTGAGGACGAGATTAAAGAGCTGCAAAAAAGCTCAAACGCCCAGCGCGATAACGCCAGCTCCATCAACCAAACCACATCGGCTTTAGAGAAGTTGAACAGGGAAAAAGAGCGCGAAATTGCCGCCCAAGAAAAAGCGAACGAACTCAAGCAGCGCGAAATCGACCTCTATAACAAGAAGTGGAATATGGATGCCGAGCACAACACGCTTGGGCCTGACGGGAAAAAATTGGAGGCAACAGTAGAGACCCAGAAAAGCCTCTACAACAAGGCAGTTGATGCCGGGCTAGACCCGCTACGGGCAAAAGCATTGGCCGACGAAATAATTCGCACCAAAGACAAGTACGGCAACACAAACATGAATTTATTCTGGGAAAAGCTCAACCAGATTAAACAGGATGCACAGATTCAAGCGGCGCTGGATGCCGAGAAAAATAAAAAAGAGGATGAGCGAAAGCAAAGGCAAGCAGAGCAAAACCAACGCAATCAAGATGCCGCCGCCGAATGTGCCGCTGCGCAAAAGCCGCCCGCTGCACCAGCATCACCCAGCTTCATCCCCCAAAAGTCGCCCGCTGCACCAGCACCATCCAGCCCCATCACCCAAAAGATCGATGCAGCCACGGTAGTCAACTTGCACTACAACGGCCAGTCCGTAGGTCGTGTCCATACTGACCCAGCAGGTGCAGACGCACTAGATGCCTTCATGAGCCAACTGGAAATGGGCAAAAGTAACTGGCCGACCTGAACCCATGAGTGCGCCCATCACCCTGTCCACGGGGTTAATTACGTTGACCTGTGGCTCCACTACGCTGGTATTACCGGACGATCTCATTTGGGAAAACGAGTTTGGCTGGGCGGCTGTGGCGCAGGCCACCGAGCGCGGTATTGATGGCCTGCTGATTGTTGACGCAATGGCCCGCACTGGGGGCCGCCCAATCACGCTCAAGGGCACAGAGCGCAGCGCATGGATTACGCGCGGGGATATGAAAACGCTCAAAACGTGGGCAGCCATTCCCGGTCAGCAGTTTGACTTGACCCTGCGCGGCGAGAAATTCATTGTCATTTTTGACCACGGCACCAGCGAAGACACCCACGCGATGGCCCTGTCTGCCGTATTCGACACCAGCGACAAAACCGATAGCGCCCTGTACTGCAACCTGATGCTGCGGTTTTTGGACATGGGCAGCGATACCGTTCTAGCACCGGGTGGCGGTACAGGTACGGGTGCTGGGGGAGCTACGGCACCCTCTGGCCAATTGCTGACCACCGTACCGCTACCGATTGCCAATGGCCGCGCTGCCCTGCCTGCTTTGCCGCTGGGCGCTCTGGTGTGGGGCATGGCGCAGGTGTACCTCGATTTGCAACCCGCTGACTTGCTGCCCAGCGGGGCGCTGCGCCACGACCGTAGCTATCTCGTTGCCGACTACGCTGGGGTCACCGTCACCGGGGCCACCTTGATGTTTAACGCTGCCGACGCTGTCGACGTCAATGGCAAACACGCGGTCGTGAGTTACCTCGCTTAAACCATGCCAGCCAAAAACAACGTCAAAGATTACGCGCTGGTGGCCTACTGCCAGCACCACGGCTACAACCACGAGCGACTGCCCGACGGCGCGTTTTTTATTCACGCATCCGATGCAGAATTTGTGCGACTGTCGGCTGAATACCGGCTAAACTACAAGCCGATTTTGCAAAAAATCAAGCGATTCCGCCGCGAGTTGCAAATGTGCCGTACTGCGGCCACGTCCCCCAAGACGATAAATCTGGTTTAGACCCTGCGCCCCAAAGGCGTGCTTCTGAACGCTCGAAAGATTTATCGTGCCTACTATCCAACGCCACAAAAACACCATCTACGGCTTGAATGCCGACCTGCTGGCCCTGCAAAACTCTGACGCTGCCGAGGCTACCGCCCGCGCTAATGCCGTCACTGCACTGCAAACCTCCATTGCTGACGCTGTTGCCGCTGCTGCTGCTGCTACTGCCGCCGAAGCCGCTACCCGTGCTACTGCCGACACCGCGCTGCAAACCGCCATCACCCAAGAGGCTGCCGACCGCGCTGCGGCCATCACAGCCGCCCAATTGGCCTTGGGTAGCAACTACACCGTCGCCGACCACACAGCAAAAGATGCCCTGACCGGCCTCACGGTCTCTGACCGCGTTTTGGTAGAAGACGATGGCGACGGCAAATGGGCTTTGTACCAAACCTCGGTCGTGACCACCGGCGCAGGCGCTACCAGCACCTTTGTCAAGCTGTCCGACCAAGACGCTCTGACCAACGCCATCAGTGCCACAAGCATCAAGGCGGCTTACGAGTCCAACGCCGATACCAATGCCTTTACCGACACCGAAAAAGCCAAGGTGGGTTTTGTCACGGCGACGTCGGCCATCGACCTCGACAAAGTTGTCCAAAACGACGAACTGCTGACCTCGGTCACCTTGACCGGTGCATCTGATACAGCCATCCCGTCGGCACTGGCGGTTAAAACCTTCGTGCAGGAAGCCACCCGCGTCGGTGGTTCGGTGTTCAAAACCGAATCTCTGACGGTGACTGCCGACAAGATCGTGCTGACTGAAACGGCCAAAGACGGCGTGATTTTGAACTTTGCGACCGTGCGCCACATCGACGGCAACGGCATCGCCTACGACATCCCCGTCAGCAAAGACGGCGCGGACGCCACGGGCAAAACCTTCATTTTGTCCCCTGACACGACCGGCGAATTCGACACCAAATCGGTTCTGGTGCAGTACCCCTACGTGCTGGCCGCCTAAGCGCGGTTGATTGAGGTTGGAGGGCCGGGCGGGTAATCCGCTGGCCCTCTTTTGTCCCCCACACCACAAGGTTCAAAGTGCCCATTCAATCCGGCGACATCAAATTATTGGCGTCCAAAATCATGGACGATGTGTCTAATGGTGGTGGTGGCCCATCTGGCGTAGTCATTGCCGACGGCCAAAGCAATGCTATTTTTAACGACGTAACCGAATTAGACCGATCCAATGGCGCCGTCAGTATCCGCCAACTGACCGTATCGGTGCAAACCCCCGACACCGACAGCTACATGGGCTGCACCATCGTGGTCAGCAAGCCGCCCAACGACCCCAACGTCAGCATCACGCTGGCCAAATGCACCCCATTTGCTCGGCGCACCGACATTGCAAATACCCTCGAAAACTACCTGATCCAAGCCAGCGAATGGAACGGGTTTTTGTTTGAGAACCATGTTGCAGGACAGCGCAGCATTCAGTTATTCCAACGTCCCGGCACCCCTTTGCCACCGATTGGCCGCACCTTTGCGCTGATCCAGTCCGAAGGCTTGCCCGCTCAGTCGACGCAGTACGTTCGCACCACCAAGGTCGAATCTGTGACGCGCACGTTTCCCGAGTCCACTGGCAACGGGTATGCGGACTACCAAGCCACCGTCGTGACCTGCGAATTGACCGACGCTTTGCGCTCCAATTTTGCAGGCAGCCCGCCCAGTCGCTTGTACGCCCGCAACGCCACTAAAACCGTTGTACGTGATACCAGTATTGCGGATGCTGCTATGTTTTATGGAGCAACAAACCTATCCTCTGTGGGGTCTGTCGGCGATTCGGTGCTCAAGGTGTCGAGTGTTTACACCCAACTGGTTCCCAGTTCGCGCACTGAATCCATTGCACTTGACCAAAAACCCGCATCCCAACGCAGGCTGACGCTTGCACAGTCGCCCCGACTGATCGAGATTGGCGTCACGCCGCACACCATGCGCGTTCGCGTCGGCCAAGAAAACCGGGGCTTTGCATGGACGCAAATGCTCAAGCCGCGCCCTGCACCGGGTACGGTGGTGATTAGCTACATGGCGCTCGGTAACTGGTACAACATCACGGACGATGGCTTAGGCGTACTGACCGGCGCAGGTGTCGGTACAGTGAACTACCAGACCGGCAGCGTTGCCGTGACTATGCCAGCGATGCCAGATGCCGGAAGCAGCATCATCTTTAGCTGGGGCGAAAACACCGCCTACACAAGTCGAACGGGGCAGGCGGGTTACCGTGCGCCCGAGTTTGCGTGGGCGCTGCCCCACCAGGGCGTCAAACCCGCCAGCGTGGTGGTCACGTGGATGTCGAAAAATGTACTGAAAACAGCCACCGCTC